ACCCCACGTACCAGCCTGGTCGCCAGTGCCAATTAACTCAATCTTTAGGCTGCTATATGTGCTTGCCATGATTCTTCCTTACTAATAAGTATTTATGAGTGACCAATCTTCGGTAGTTCCGGTGTCAATTAGCTCCCACAACCGCCTTCTATTCACACTATCCTGCGCATTTACCGCTTCACTAATGAACTGAGCATACACCCCATTAGGGAAAACTAGATCTGTTACGTTGCCCGTCTCATCAACAGTTACAACAAAAATGCCTAATGTACTTAATATGCTCTCTGCATTAACCGTCTCTTGAACCGTCACAACAAATGTTGCATTCGAGCTTGTAGTATCTGCAATGTTTGCTGTCTCAGTTATAAAACTAACTATAGACGTAGTTACATTACTGCTTGTTTCATCTGCTGCATTTACTGTTTCTGAAACAATACCAAGCATAGGTGCTGCTACATTTGCAGATGATTCGTCAGCAATGTTAACTGCCTCAATAACACTAACAGATATATTTTCGCTTGGTCTTGATACCGTATCTGAAACAATTGCAGACTCAGATACTGACGCTTCAGCAGCAGTTAAATACCCTACAGTGTCAGATGCACTTACTAAACCACCATCGCCTAAACCCCATACAGCAGAACCCCAAGCACCTAATCCCCAACCTGCGTTAGAGATTACTGGGTAATAAACCGAGCAACCCCATGCCGCAGGCTCACCCCAGCTACCACTGCTAAAGCCGCCATCGACTTGGGCCACACGTTACCCCGCAGAAACAAGCTGATCTTCCGTGAACCAACGCTCATGCTCTACACCATCCGTAGTCCATGCCAATAGATAATAAATAGTGCCGTCATCATCCATACGCATCTTAACTATCGGGCCTTCTGGCAGAACAGTCTTAACCTTAACTAAATCGCCTTTTTTGAAGGTTGTCATCTTTATCCCCTATTAGGTCGCATCAAGGTTGAACGAGTATGTAACCAGCAAAACATCGCCGCTTACAACAGTACGATCACCAGGAGATTGGAAATCTGATTCTGAGAACAACAAACCTGTAGTGCCTGTCGCTACATTTGTCAGGAACGCGCCAGCAATAGTGGCATTAGCATTCATGGTAAACGAAGCTGTAGACGATGAGTTGTTGATGTTTGATGGATCAGCTAATGTAGCTGTACCAAACGTAGCTGCTTTGCGGTTGCCGCCGTAGCTACTATTTTCAGTCCAGCCAGCATGTGTAGCTAATGTATCGCCACCAGAGAATGTCGTGGAAGCAGATGTACCATTAACAAGACCAATATACCAAGCAGCCGTATAAGCAGATCCACTAAAGAACTTAGTGTTCATGTCTTGCAAACCTGTATTAACTACCAAGTTAGATGCAATATCGACCCACTTTTCATTGCCGTCTTTGTCTGTGCAGGTAACAGTAAACGCGCCGCCCGCTGACATACCCTCAACAAAACCAGTCTTACGTGCAGTATTACTTGCAACTATTTCACTGGATTTAGAATTTTCAATACCCATGATTACTCCTTACGTTATACGAATTAACGCACTAGACGGTGTGTCAGGCGGTAAAGTTACTGTAAATGTGTTGTTGCCCGTTTGAATCTTGTCTGACCCAAAGTCCAATACTGCTATCGAGGCGTTCGATTTTGTTGCGTTATAAATCAATGCACCCCTGGTAGTAAACTGAGCAGGATTCCAAACCACATTGCTAAAGCTTACATACGCCGTATTGCCACCACTCCGAATAGTCACGTTAGACAGCGTTTGACCGCCAGCAGTGTAACCAGTACCACTAATCTCATTGCCCGTTGTGTACGCAGCAGTATCCTGATCTAACGTGGCATATGCCGTGTACAGCGCCATCTTCAATGTGTCGGAGGCTATGTTCTGCTTGCCTTCCAATATGTCAACCTTGAAGCTTGTAGTCAGTCCTTGGTATATCGTCATGTGACTCTCACCCTAGTCTGACCACTGCGGTACGCATCCTGGCGTTCCATACCATCACCCAGACGTTTCAACTGACCTAATGCTTCGTTGTACTTGGCTTCCACATTCGCTATCAAATCCTGCTCACCCTTCATGTACAAGTAAGCCTCGCGTAAGGAACCATACAACAGCACTGGATCATAGTTGTCGCCTAACCAGCTTGTGCCGGCAGTAACAATTGATTCTGGGTAATAGTAGTAATGCAATTCCGCTGTATATGATGCGTTCGGCGTTGGGCCAAGTATGAATGTTAGTTCATTTGACACAGTATTACTACTTACCGCTGAACCAAATATTGCATAGTACGAAGGTAGCCCTGTATCAGCAGGAGTTGGGTACGCTTCACGAATGTAATTCACATCCTTGTTTAATAGGTAGTGGAATACTTCATTAGACGTACCGTAGTTCTCGATAACAGCCAACGAATACACTGACAAAAAGTCTAGCGGGCACGGCAAATACTTGTTACCAGTAGTTAATACGCCCGTTCTGTTAGACCGCAATGGCGGAATTTGAACAGTGTTATAAACGCGGGTCTCAGTCTGAGTTACAAACGTAGGAATATAAGACTCAAATTCGGCCTCATAGTTCTCCGTGTAAGACTGTATCGCAGCTTTTAACTGGGTATAGTTCATTGATAACTTATTATTAGGTCACTGTAAACTTAAGCCATCGGCCCACGGCACATCACACCTTTGGTAGCCGCACCAGCACCGCGCATCTTAATGCCATCAGTCTTAGTAGGCTTGGTGTTACCTTTGCTGATACCAGCAACAGAGATGTTCATATCACCCATAACCTTAGCGCCAGTGGTGTAAGCAGAATCAGCCTGAATGCTAGACGTTTTGCCCTTCATATCATGCGGGGCAGCATACACAGCAGCTTGGCCTACTTCTTTACCCTTAATTTTCTGCGAGAACTTAGCCATTATCGACCTCTTCCGTTAGATTTCTGGTTCATAGCACGAGCCATATTACGACCGTATTTTTCCATGGATTCAGTAGTAACGCCACCTTTTGCCATCTTGTGCATACGCTTTTCGTGAGACTTAACTTCCTTACTAGCGATCTGCTTAACTTGCTTTGTGTCCATCTTGTACTCCTAGTTAATGGTTACATTTGAAACCGACGTACCAGCTACCAAGTTGTTCTGGGTTAACCCATCATCAATGCCTCTTGCGCCACCTATTGGGTACCATCCCCACTGGATAATCCTACTACCGCCGCCAGGATAACCATTCTCAGTAACTAATGGCCCAGACTGTATATCCGTCTGCAATCCTGTAAATCCAGACTGCCAGTAAGAATTATCCGGCCTTGGTTCGCGTACTGCCTGTGGATCATTTACAGGGTAAAGACCTAAACTTAACTGCGGCTGATCCGGTTCCCAACATGTCTTGCAAACTTTGATGTTGACGTTCTTGGTCTTGATCGTCAGCTTCTTTAATTCTTTTAACATATACCGGAAACCGCAACGGTCACACTCCGATATACTATTTTTACCACTTGAATACTTACTTGGCATACATCACCTGTAAGTAATCATGCGAGGCACCAAACGATCTGGCGCTTTCTCGCGGTCTTCTCCTGCCGCCATTTCCCAAGACTCATCATACTGAGACTTTAGCAACTGAATGCGCTCTAAGCCGCCCGGCAGCTTCATAGCCAGCCTGTAAGCCAAACCACATATCAACGCTTCTTGGAAACGGAATGGAATATCTTCCACATTCACACCGTTACCTGCGTCCGTCATACGGCGTAAGCGCCAGTAAACAAAGTAATAGTACGGTGCATCAACAGTACCCTGGTCTGGCGTAGGCCATACATATATCTGCGGAACCTGCGGTGTAGCACCGACAGTATCCGTTGTCTGACCAGAACGGCGGTTGACCCACACCTGTATTGGACGCCCTTGTGTCAGCTTATTAGGGATAGTCGAATACGTAGATACGCTTATTCGGTTGATGTTGATGTCGATCTGGTTCGCTTGGGAGCCAGGGTAATTACGAATAACATGCTCGATAAGATCAACAGTATCGTTAGGAAGGTCATAGACATGTTGCCCTTGTATTAGAGGAATAGTGCCAGTATCAATAGTCCACAAGTTGATGCCGCGATTAGCCCATTCCGTCAGCAACAGATTAAGACTGCGGCGCGCTGTGCGGAAGTCGTAACCAGTACGCATCTCAAGACCACACCTCTCAAACGCCTCTTCGCAGAGGTCATTAAGAGTAGGATTAAACGCTGTTGTACTGGTTGTGTATGGCATTTAAACCATCCGTCCTTTTGTTTTACCACGCTGTGCTATGCCGTCTGCACGGGTTGATGCAGAAGATACTTTGCCGCCATTTTTATATTTACGACTACCTTTTGATACTTCACGGGCAAGTTCGTTTAATTCTTCTTCAGAGCGCTTTTCACGGAAAGGAGTAGAAAGCATGTCTGCCCCAGATGCCCCTAGTATTACTGGCACTCCAGTAACCGCACGACGAATTTTGGTAACCATCGAATCATCTGGGCTGCCTTGAACATAACGTTCAGCGGCTCTAATGTTTGGGTTTAGCCTATCTTCTTCCATTTCATCAGCAATTTTTCTTGCCTTGGTTTTTGGTGGTTTATCTGCCATCACTTACCCCTTGCTGCGCGCATGTTATCAACCAAATTTGGATAAGGTCTGCCTGCTTTCTTAGCCATAGCTTTAGCTGAGGCTTTTTTCACAGCAGTAAGTACAGATGGCTTACCCAATTCTTTAGGACGCGGCTTATCCCACACAGGTTTTACTTTCCCACCCTTCTTATACTGGGTGAAGTCTGTATCATCCCTGCGGGCTTTCTTAGCGCCCTTGGGCATCTTAGAAGGGGCTATATCACCCATGCCGCGTGATGGCCTCATATTAGCAATATCCGCCTTTTTTCATCTTAGTCGTACCGCCTTTGTTCATACCTTTAGCGCCACCCATGATGCCAACATTCTTGCCGGAATTACCCAAATTCTTGCCTACGGTTTTACCTTTAACAGCTACACCGTCTCGGCTAGGAGCAGCAGTCTTAACAGCACCCATCTTAGATGCAGTCATACCGCCTTTTTTCATGCCCTTCATTTCGCCCATTTCATGTTTGATCATGGACTTAGGAGCGCCTTTAGACTTCATAAAAGACACTTCCTTCTTAACCATCTTCTTTGACTCAGCCATACCGCCTCCAGATTTAGTAAATTCTTTTCCCACAGATTGCGGCACACCGGCCTTCTTAGCAAATGCAGGGTTGTGGGCAACCGCCTGCATAAACCTTTCCTGTTTCTTACTAACGCTAGGCACGGGTCTTACCCCTTATAGCGCAACCATCTGCACGTTTAGAAGCAGTGGAAACTTTTCCACCCTTCTTAAATGCCTGCATAGGTTGTTGCATAGGTTGTTGCTGTGGATTAGGCGCAGCATTAGCCTGTGGCTGCATGTTAAATGTCTGATTCGTACCGCCATTCTGACCGCCAGCTTGAGGCTGATTACCATAAAAAGGATACGTAGGCTGCTGTGTCATTCCGCCATCAGCATATTTAGTCTTAGCCATTAGCAGATCCTGCCTTTAGTTTTGCCGCGCTGGGCTATACCATCACCACGGCTAGATGCGCTGGATGTTTTACCACCGGATGCCATCTTCTTAGTCTTACCGCCTTTTTTATAAGCACGGCCACCCTCACCCTCCCACGCAGACTCTTCTGCCGTCATACTTCTTACAGGAGATCTGGTTGTGCTCATCGCAGGCTCCATTCTTTCATTTCTTGAGCCTGATTTCATCTGTCTGCGACCAGCAAGTGCGCCTGCACCAGCAGCTCCAGCAAGACCAAGTCCAGCCGCAAGCGTTGCTTTTGAAAGACCAGAGTCACCAGCAGGCTTTGCCTTAGCGCTAAAGTCTTGGCTACCCAAATCTTTAGAACTAACCACATCGTCATAACGTGGCTTCGGTTTTGGCTTCTTTTTTTCTGGGCCAGTTTTACTGTACACACCAGATCCGCCACCTTTAGGGCCGGACTCTTCAAGATACTTTTCTGCGCTAAAGCCAGAAGCTATACCTCTAGGAGATTCTTTCTCAGTATCTTCTGTAATCGATTCTGTAATATATTCTTTCGGGCCAGACATAGTAGATGTCGCACCAGCACGTTTCCCCATGGTTGCGTAGTCATCTGCACCAGCTTTGGGACGCTCTTCTTCATCCCTTTTGCCAAACCGAGTGTATAAGTTAGTGCTGCCTTTTACTAAGCTTCCTTCTTCGCCAGCGTATTTTTTAACTTTTTGTTTCATTATTTACTCCAATATTTGAATACGGCTTCAACAATCACAGTTAAAACACCGCCAGCACCTGCGGCAGCAGCTAACAATCTCCAGCCGCCTTTAGCCTCAGACAATGTAGTCTGTATGCTTTGAATAGCTTTTTTAATTTCGTCCATATCTTGAACTAATTTATCCATATCCTTTTGCAAATGTTCAATATCATTTGCATGGGTGGCTAATTCACGAGCTGTTTCTATTTCCGGGGATGACATGGTTAGCATTTCCATCTTTTTAGTGATGCCGCCTTGCGTGTTGGCTTACCGTTCTCATCTTTCATTGGGCCTGGCATACCGGACATACGCGCACAGAATGACTTCTTGCGTGGGCCACCTTCAGGCTGTGGAGCCTTTAAGTTAGACCCAGTAGCTGCGTTGTACTTAGCGCGACCTTTGGCAGTAAGCCCCGCCCCTTTAGATACAGGTAGCTTTTCACCGCGACCAATAGCAAGGGATGGGGTTTTCTTAGCCATTTGAACCTTGGATATAATTTTGGATTAACACGCCAATAACTACAATACCAATCCCAAGCCCAGCGCCGCTAGACTTACACTGCCATTGGGAATCTGTTTTTTCTGGTAGCGCAAGTGGATTTGGGCGAGAAATCGTATAGTCATTCAAAAATGGTACTTGAAGAACAATATTATTTACACCTGTAGGACTTGTACGCAATGCGCGGAATGTTGCATATACGCCAGATGTTACGGATGTAGAAGAAAACGCATCGAATTGCGTTAAATATGCGGTGTACCCCGCTGGGACTGTGTAAATCGACATATTGGTTTTACCGCTACCAATAGTAATTTGCGCATAAGTTGTACCGCCAGCATTTTTTACGTACACAGTACCAACAGCATTACCCGCAGTAGTTATTACACTATTGATGCGGAAAAAAACTTTAGTTGTTGTTACGTCAGATGTGCCATTTAAGGTAACGGACTCTGAAATGCGGTTGTAGTTTGCATCTAGACCATCAATTAAAATCGTTACCGCAGTATCAGAAGCAGAGCTACTTGAGGCCACCATAGTGGAGGCAACGGTAGGAAATACGTACGCTGTGTTATTTTCCCAAGCGGCAATGAACCCTGAACTTGGAGTTGCCGTTGAGTAACCAAAGACGTTTAGTACTTCGTGACCCGTGATTTGACCACGAGCTACTTGCAAGTCAAACGGCTCGTACGTACCAACTTGGGTTATAGAACGCCAAATTCCAAGATTAGCCATGTTGGCTCCCTATTAGACGTTCTGTTGACCGAACAAATAGTCAGCTACAAAGTACGTAACAAAACCAGCAACTGTACCGACGCCTGAGCTTGCGCTTTCAATTGTCAACACTGTATTAACAGTTGCATTAGCTACGGTACCAATACCACCGCCTGCGCCAGTAGCACCAGGAGTAATAGTCTTAGCCGATGTAGCAGCTAGAGCAGCAACATAGTACGAAGCATTGGAGATACCACCAGTAATGGTTGTATAGCCAACATTGATAGTGCCAGATGTAATAGGGCTGGTAATAACGACTGACGTTACTACAGCATTAGCTGGAAGAATAACTTGCGCTGTTTGACCAGAAGCAACAGTAGCATTGCTGCTTACAGCTACGTTCGAATCATAGAAAGATGCAGCCATCAGGCCGGAGCCACAATAGGCTTGACGGGTCGTGTCACCGCCGCCAGAGCGCCAAATACTTTGGGTGGTTGAAATAGGCATTTTAAATTTTCCCTCATGCGGTTAGGTGATGGCAGTCTGCATGAAGTCAGCCGGGACTGTCTGCCACACCGGTATTACCCGGAATTTCTTACGTTATAGCATAAATCTATTGAAAAAGGGGATTTTCATCCCCTTTTCCTATCGCCTAATTAAGCGCCTTGCGAACCGAACATACCCAGTGGGTCTGACCAGCCGAAAGAATAACGCTCACGAGACTTGTAACGTACGTTACCTGTATCGAAGTCACCGTCCATCGAGTTCGACAAAGGTGTACGAATAAAGTGCTTCATGCCGTTTGGAACGTCGGTAGTCAAATAC